GGATAGTGCTAACATGTACTCCATATTTACAATACAGTTACTTATTGAGATGTCGGAATATGTAAAAAAGCAATATGGAATTACTTTAGATCAATTTTTAGAAGAACAATACTTAGAGTTTGACTCATACATATATTCTAAAATACCAGAATTTACTAAAATAAATACAATAACGCATTTAGGAAATAAGCGTGCAACATGGTCAGAAATAAATGATTATATAGATCAGATTGATACAGCTAAATACTCTGGCGTCAAAATGACCTGGGACTTTATTGGTGCAAAAAATGATGATTAAGGTAGATTGTTAACCTTATCTTCAATACGTTTTACAACATCAGTATACTTATACCAGACATCTGGTTGACCACTATATTGTGTGATATTGGCAGCTATGATTTTCATTAAACCCATAGCTAATCTTATATCTTTAACTGTTTCAGCAATTTTGACAATATCACTATTGTCAACTATGTTGTTTATTTTGTGCATTATCACTTTGTCTTCTGGATAATGCTTCTTAATATCTACGTTTAGCTCATCTAAATTTTTCTTAATATGAGAAATTAAGATTTGATTACGCATAATTTCGCTTTGTAATGCCTCATTTTTGACCAGGTATTGAGTGAGAAGAGAAATTGCCTGATTAGCATTTTCTAAACTTTTTAGAACAACTGCATCTTGAGGCAAATTAATATTTGACTGACCCGATGGTTGCATTTCTTTCATAAAACACTCCTTATGTGCATATTCTATTATAGTCGCTATCTCTCTGGAACTTACTTGCTAATTCTGCTAAAGTGACTGGAAGCCAAGAAGCAAATATCTTTTCTAATTTTTCGTCAAGCTTCTTGCCTTTTGCGGTTGGAGTTTCAAAAGCGGTTCCAGTATCTTCATAAACATCATGAAGTTCATTATAAACATATGGTATTCTTTTTATTTCTTGCATAATGCTACTAAAGTAAGGAGAGCCTGGGAACAGACTGCCATTGCTCTTCTTGTACAGGCAAAGCATTGTTTGAATTTCTTCAGGTAAATCTTTAAAATTGTTTACATTTTCTGTAGCTTGCTTAAAACTATCTTTCATTTCTTTAGAAGTTCTTTCCATAACATTAGAAGTGTCAAGGCCATGAACCTCTCCCATGCCACGTAAGCCCTTAGCAAGAGCCAAGGTTGATGTTCCACCCATTAGGTGATTAACCAGCGGGCTGTCTGTAACGCCCCTTAAAAGCCCCCATAAGGGACTTCCAGGGCTTCTCTTGGTTTCTTCAGCTAGTTCCTTAGCCGTTTCTTTTAACGGACCTATGGCTTGTTTTTTCATATGTATAAAATTGTCGGTTTTAAGAATTATCATATTATCCCTTATCTTGAATATTCACCAGTTATTACATAAAGTTGCTGTATATTCTTTCCTAATGGAGGAAATACAGGTCCTATTGAGCCAAAAAGATTTTCTTGTTCTATCCATCTGTGTATCTTTTTAGCCTGTTGCTTGAACTTGATTGGAACCTTTCCTATAACGTCTTGTATTTCATGTGGCATTACGGGGGGAAATGCACTCATGTCTAGTTTTCTTGTGCCTCGAATGTTGCACATTTGCTCTGGAGTCATGACTGTTCTTGCAATAGAGCTTCTAGATCTTTGATGCATAAGTTGAGTTGTTCTTGAACTTAAGAAATTTAAACCATTGATAACGGACTCAATCAACCATACCATCTTTTGCATTTTTTCTAACTCAAATTTTTCTCTTGGAACAAGAGGTGGATTTTTTTCATCATCTTCTTGAGCTTTTTTCTCTTCAGATATAATATAATTTAATTCTACTAATTCTGATTCTAAAAACCAAATACTGCTGTCTGCCAGCATTTGTTCTGTTGGTGTAAGTGTGTATTCTGTATTTGATTCTAATTTAGAATATAAATTAGTAAGGATATTCTTAAATGGCATGGTATAATATATTATATTTTCTAAAATTTTGAGGTTATTCCTATCATGTATTCATCGAACAGTTTGCACTTTACAAGAAATAGTCAACTATTAGAAAAACTAGCACAAGCTACTCAGGGCAATCAGTATGTAGATATTAGTGGCAAGCCTTCTAAAACACCTGTTCTATATGATCACGGTGGAAGAAAATACTATTATATGTCAGACGGTAGAAGAATTGATCAACTATCAGGTACAGTAATAGATACAGATCAAAATGTAGCTCAAAAAGCAAAAGATTATGCCGCATCGACAGCTCAAGCAGCATCACAACAGCAAGCTCAAAAACCTGGAGTAAATCCAGCCGCAAAATTTATAGAAGTGAACGAAACAAGAAAAAAGTTTAATCTTCCTGAGTATAGATCTGTACAAGAGATGATTCAAAAAGAAAAAGATTTGAATGAAGACTATCAGGCAGCAATGCAAAATTATATAGAAAATTATGGATGGACAGCTGATCAATTTTACAAGCATTATCCAACTGTTTATGATTTTGCAGTTGATTTGCAAAAACCAGATCTTTCATCTGGTGGTAGAAAAGATTTTAGTGATGAAAGAATATTGAAATCTATTCTTACTTTTAATGAAGATGAGTTAAACAAAATACCAACACAAGAAGCATTTAGAGTTTTAGATGCATTTATTGGTAGACTTCCAAATATTAATGTAAAAAATGAAACATTTGATCAGTATGAAAGACGCTTAAGAATAGATCTACTCAAGTATCGTATGATAAATCCAAAAATGATGGAACACATCATAAAGCAAAAGATGGTGGATGCTCAACAGAGACTAGGAAGACAAAATCCAGCCATAGCAGCAGCATATCAAGAAAGAGCTGCTCAAAGAAGTTACCGAAATAGATAATTAATTTTTTTAATAATAAAAAACAGGCATTTCTGCCTGTATTTTTATTTTATCATTTTTACTTTAATTATCTATCTTCAAATTCACCCGTATAAGAATATCTCTTAGCACTCTTGTCAAATACAACTTTAAAGTATCTTTTCTTGCCGTCTGGAGCAGCATAAGGTCCGTAGTAACCCTCTATATTTGCTTGCTTGCCATCTGGGAAGAAATAATTAGGCTGACGAACATTAGATGCTGAAGAGCTAGCAGGTGGTAACTGAGTGTTACCGGGAGTTGCTGGAGTAGAGACACTAGCTTGTCCACCGCCGCCAGCTTGTCCACCGCCGCCAGCTTGAGATGGAGGCGGCTTAGAAGCTACGTCATCTTTGCCACCTCCAGTTGAACCTGGAGTTGCTCCGGGTGCGGGTGCAGGTGCGGGCTTTTTACCTTCTGGTCCAGCTCCAAGTGGAACGTTGGGGTCATACGGGCTTCTTGCTTCTTGCTGTGGGCCTTGCGCCTTGGGACTTCCTCCGCCGCCTTGAGAAGCTGCTGCTCCAGCTCCAGCTGCACCGCCAGCCTGTATCTTTGAGTTAATTCTACTAGCAAGTTTATCTAAAAATGCAAGGCGAGACTCAAATCCGCCTCTCATTCCAATTTCTTTTATACCTGCGGCTTCTTGTTGAGATATATCCCAAAGACCAATAAAATTCTTAGCAGCATCTTCACGATTAGGACCTTTTGTAATTCTGTCTTTCCAGTAATTAATTACTTGAAGTTTTTCTGTAGGATCTAAGCTTTCAAAATATCCACTACCAGCTCCAGCAACAGGAAGTCTATCAAAACGTCCTGCTTGCATAAAAGCAAGAGCTTTTTGCTTGTTCATTTGCTGCATAGATTCTTGTTGCATTTCTGCCAACTCAGATTGTTGAGCAATTTTCTTAAAATTACCAGAAGACTTTAGTAAAACTTTATTTGTAATTTTTTGTTTTCTGTTATTCATGTGAATTATGTCCTTATCAAATTTCGAATCTTTGCTTTAAAGCATCTGCTGTTCCTGTACCAGATGGCTTAGCTGCTGCTGCTGCTGCTGCTGGCGCTGACTGCTGTGGAGGAGCAGATGGGGTTGGTGCAGGAGGAGGTTGTGTGGAAGTTGGAGCTTGAGGAAGTTGCTGAGTATTTGTTTTACCAGTGAGTGCCTCATAATTAATAGGTTCCTTTCCTGTTGCAATCAGCATATCATTCATAAGTTCATCTTCTTCTAAAAGCTTCTTGCCAGCTTCAAAAGCAGGACCAATTCCTCTTTCAGTAAGTCTTTGAGATATTGTTGCAATTCTTTCACTTAATTTAGCATCAATATTTTTAAGATCATTATCTAGACGATCAGATATGCCGCCAAGTCTTGATTTCACTTCTTGTTGGAATCTTGCTTGTGCATCTTGAAGAGCTTTTAGCATTTCTGGAGTTTCTGAACCACCAGACCACCAGTCTTGAGCAGACTGTAGCAAGTTTGATTTACTGAATATAGATGCTAAAGCTCCAACTGCACCGCCAGTTAATCCAGCTCTCAGAGCAGATCCGAATAGAGCGCTACCTGCTCTTCCAAGTGCTGGACCAACAGCCCTTCCAAGATTATAGGCTAACTGAGCTTCTTTATTGAGTGTGAATGTTCCATCAGCTTCAGCAGTAACGTATCCTTTTCTGATGCCTGAAGCAAGCCACTGTGTTTGAGATATTTTTATCATTTCTTTTTTCATGTTAACCTCTTATTTTGGTAAATAATCTGGAGACTGTGGAGCAGAGGCTCCTGGTGCATATCTATTTCTTAAAGCTTCAGCTATCTGATCTTGCTTTTTCATAGCTGGACCACGTGAAGTTGGTTGAGTTTGCTGTATTTGTCTTTGTAAATCAGCAATTGTAGCCATTGTATTTCTCATTTCCTTATCAAGCACTTTACTAATGCCTGCAATGGGCTGGAATACCATTTGTAGTGAAGCAATGCCTCGCTGGAAATCTTGAGGTCTGTAATCTTTCATTTGATTATTACCTCTTGCTGCATCAAAAAGAGCATCAGCGCCATAATATCCGGCTAATCCACCACCAAGTGCTGCAGCACCACGGCCAAGCATTTGTCTACCAGTTAATGCTGGAGTTGGATTTGGAGTTGGATTTGGAGTTGGATTTGGAGTTGGATTTGGAGTTGGATTTGGAGTTGGATTTGGAGTTGGATTTGGAGTTGGATTTGGAGTTGGATTTGGAGTTGGAGTTGGAGTTGGATTTGGAGTTGGATTTGGAGTTGGATTTGGAGTTGGAGTTGGAGTTGGATTTGGAGTTGGATTTGTTCCACCGCCACCGCCAGAAGTGCCACCACCAACTAAGCCAACAGCAGCTCCTCCTTTGTATGGAACAGCGCTCTTAAATGCAGCTACAAATTGTGCATTATCCATACCAGCACCCGCTGGATCAGTAACTCTTAAGTTACCCTTTCCTACCATTCTTTCAAGAAGATTTTTGTCTTGATTATATAACTGAATCATTTGAGAATTTCCAGCAGGGTCTGTTACTTTTAATAAAGATCTTTCCAAACCTCCAGCACGTGATGCAATAACGTCAAACTTGAAATTTTGTCTTTGATCTGCAGGAATAGCCTGTATCGCAGAAATAGCACTGTCTCCTTGGAATCTTAAGGCTCCAAGTTGAGACATTCTACCTTCTCTAAATCTATTCCATCGCTCTCTTAATTTTAATGCAGCTTCTGGATCTTGTGGATCTATTTTTGCTTGAGCGCGGCTACCAGAGTCACTTTGCAACCAATCTTCAAAAGACGGAAGTTGAGCAGCAATAGAAGGGTCATACAAAGATCCCTGCGCTACCTTCACTACGCCATCACCTTCTGTGTAAAATAAGCCTTTATCTAGGCCAACCTGAAGCCACTCACGGGAGCTCATTTTAATCATGGGTTTAGACGAATTTGCTGTTTTAATAAAACGTGCCATTATGTAATTTCCTCCAAATGCTATATGTTATTCAAAATAATATAAATGTTTTCCTCTTCATTTACTTATTTTTTGCTGCGTCTAACTGTCTAATTAAGTCTAAAACGGTTGCGACGCCTTCTGCCATACTCTTGTCAAGACTTTTAGATATTCCAGCTATATCTTTAGCAATCATAGTTAATTTAAGTGCGGCTCCTTTAAATTTAGGGATACTGCCTGCTTTTTGTTCTATTACTGATGGAGATGCAACATTAAATCCTTTTCTTTGGTCTATAGTTGCATCAGCTATCCAGTCAGCAAGAAGGTATCCTCCAACCCCACCGGCACCAGCAGCAAGACCTCGACCAGCAACTGTTCTTGCCTTACTTGGACCCAGAATAGAACGGATTCTACTGGGTCTTGTTGTTGACTGAAGGGCTGCCACCTGTTCTGGAGATATAACTCCACTAGATCTTAAATATTCTCGCAATCTTGCTGGATCTGCAGCAATTGCGTTTATAACTGCAGGATCAACATTTTGCTGCCTACTTTGCATAATGCGTGAAACAAGCATTTGTGCACCAATGCTGCCAGCAACAACACCAAAAACAGAATTACCGTCTGATTGCTCCGATTCTCTTGAACGTTCTGGAGACTCATTACGTCTTGACGCTTCACCTGGATTTATAATGCCTCCAGAAGCAGAAGGAAATGGCATATTTGTAACATCAAAAGCAACTTTGCTTCGTGTTGAAACCCAGTTGTTTTCTATGCCTATTTTTAACCAATCTGCTGAAGACAGCTTAATCATGGAAGCTTGGTATTCTTTCTCCAAGCTTTGCAACTCCAATATCTGGCACTTGTTCTGTCTTTAGCCTGATCGCACTTATGTCTAGCTAAAAAGCTCTTCTGTCTACTTGGCTTATTTCTCTTAATTGACAGTGTTTTTTCACCTTTTGCCTTGGCGCTTGAGCCACCATGACCAAAGTTAACCTTCTTTACATTTCCACTCTTTGGATCTTTGACATATACCTTAAATTTCTTTACATCGCCCTTCATGATCTTGCCTAGTGGAACATCTTTACCGCCATGCTTTGCGGCTTCTTTACGCATTTCGTAGTTATTTGAATTGAATTCGAGCATAGAATTCTCCTAAAAAAAGAACAGTACGGTTTTTACTCCGTACTGTTCCATACCCCTTTTTATTAAAATATAAATATATGTATGAAATTATGATGCGGGGTATTGATTGGGGGTGTAATCTATCATTAAACTTACTGTTATATCGTAAAAATGTTTTCTCCAAGTGGCTGATGTTATCCACTTATAACGGATATCTTCATTTTTCTTTTTTTCAGCAATAATGTCATTTACGTCTCTACCAGTTTCTTCACATTCCTTCATGAGCTCTGCAGTCACTGGATGTGTTTGAACCCCTTGTGGGGCTTCCTTTTTCACGACAAGAACTCTGTCGTTCTCTGGTCGATTCGTAATATCAATATCGTACACCTTTATAATATTAAGAGGAAAAACGTCTTTGTTGTCTTCCCCAAAAACTAATTTTCTTACATTTGATCTAAATGCTTCATTGCACAAAGATGACAACTCATTTGATAAGCTTATTCTCCATTGTTCAAAAGTATCAATATCTTCTTTTGTTGGATCTTCAGCAATAGTAAGATAGTGAAGAACTTTTTTACATTCTACGAGATCATCCGAGTCGAACTGGAACTGAGTATTCCATGGTTTTGTTGATCGCATCTTTCCGTCTTTGATGTGAAAATCAACGTTGACTGCATCTTGAGAAAAGTTTGGATTAGAAATTGCGTTAAAAATCTCTTTAGCAACAGATTGCTTAAGTAATTCCGAAAAAAACTCTTGTAGCTTAACTGGAGTGTTGTTCATGTATTATCTCAAAAGTATTGATTTTACAAATTTTTGTGGTTACAAAAAATTGTCTTTAGATTTCTTCAAAGACAACAAGCCTTTGCCTCTTACTGTATTTTTCGGACCAAATGGAACTGGAAAAAGTACTGTATTGAGTGGAATAAGAATGTTGTCAAATCCATATCAGTTTTTTGGAAGAGAGAATGATATGTATTTTAGAAAAATGGTGTTTCACGAAGACTACGACCCCACATACTCTGGCTTTATTAAATCAGTCAGAGATCTTAACTTAACAGCTCACTTTATTGATACAGAAAATAAAACATATAAAGTTATTTTAGATCAAAACGGAATTATAGAATCAGAGTTACCAAGATATAATTCAGATCAAGAGGGATGGAGTGTTTTTACTGATGCAGATCATCCTATGAATATGAACAAATTTCAAATTAGAAAAGAAGCTGCAGAAAAATTTCTTGAAATAGCTTCATACGTATACGGGTTACCATTATCTTTAGGAAAAGAAATAACAACTTATGATCTTGAAGACAGTGCTACGTTTTATCAAGATTTAATCATTACAAAGAAAGAAGTTAAAGTACACTTCAAAAGAATGAGTGATGGAGAAAAGAAAATAGCAACTTTGCTCCGTCACATATGTAATGAATCAGTTTTAAATCCTAGTAATATATATCTTATTGACAATGCAGAAATGCATATTTATTTCAAGAGACATCCAGGTTTAGTAAAAAGATTAATATCTTGTTTTCCTGATAAACAGTTCATAACTACTTCTCACAGTTCCAATTTTATTAATGCAGTAAAGTCACATGTGGGAGAAGAAGCATTATTTGATTTAGAAAAAGTACACGGGTTCGACTCTGTTAGTTATGACATGTGAACTTTCTACCACTGAACCCGAAGGGTTCTGTGCCGAGGGGCGAAGCCCCGAGGAATAATTAAAGTCAATGTCGCTTCGCTCCATTTGTCGATGTCACTCCAAAGTCGTGACATCGAACAGTAATTGATTGTATGTGCTTGGGTTTGTAATCCGTTTCTGTTCCCTGTGAAACAGGGAGATAGCCCCAGGTCAATCGCCACTTTATAATAATTCTGAAACTCTTTCATATAAAGGACACTCTCCCATCTGTTTTCAGAATCCGTTTCTGTAATTATTGTTTAATGTTATAATGATATTTTTGTATAAATTATTTGCAACAACGGTTAGTTGCCAGCAAGTTTTTACAGAACTTAATTTCGCTGTCCAATAGTTGAGTCAGTTCCGGTTCGACCTTGACGACCCTTCCACCGCATTTGGAAATGCGCTACCAGAGTTGTTTGGGACTGGTTACCGCTGGCCAATTGAACTCTGTGCCAACTAACGACTAAATTTTTGTAGTAATGCTGTAACAAAACTACAAAATCTATATCGGCACAAAGACAAAATAAACTTTTTTAGTAATTAATCTTATGAGTTTATCCCTTTTTCCAAATGTTGTAAATAAAAAACTTTTTGTACAAGATACGGCTCCTGACTATGCTACTGCTGGTGATCAATGGTTTAATACCTTGAAAGGAATTTTACTTATATTTGTAAGAGACGACAAGGGTGTCGGTTATTGGATCGAAACTGGCTCATCTGTCAGTGATGGAGGTTAATCATGTTTCAATTCCCCAATCCCTCAGAAACTACAAGCTTTTTTATAAATGGCAAGGAATGGAGATGGGTTGGTTCTTATTGGGAATTAGTCAAAACAGCAGTGAGTGGTGGCGGTATTTCTTTTTATCAACAGGATGATGCACCTATTGAAGCTAAATTAGGAGATAGGTGGTTAAACACTCAGAATCTTACTGAATATATTTATGTTCAAATGTCTGCAAATCCAGACGTGTTTCAATGGATGGATTTAACTGGAGATTATCCCGGAGATACTTTTGTTGGAGATTAAATAAATGGCAGTAAAACCTTTAGGCTTTCCAAGCAATCCAACTGATGGTCAGCAGTATACATTCAATGGTAAAAAATGGATGTACAATTCTGACATTCCAGGATGGGAAGCTCTTCAGGTTACTGATGTTAAAACAATTAAGAAAGATACCACAAGTAGTCAAGTACTGTTTGGCAATGACGATACTATTGGAAGTTCGGCTTTTACATTAGGTGATAACATCACCATGAATGCTGTAACTAAAACAATATCAGTAGCTGATGGTGCTGGTAGTGGTCTTGATGCTGACTTTTTACACTCAGTAAGTGGAAGTCGATTCACTGAAAATTTGAAGTCAGGTATTTTGTATGGCGGATCACTTTCCGTTAATACATCTAATAATGCAAAGTTTGATGTTGCCGCTGGTTCAGGGATAATAGTGTCAACTACTGGAGGTGGATACGGATCAACTGCAAGTCCATCCACTACAATTACTACAATTACTTGGTCTGCTCAGTCTTCAATAACAGTAAGCAATATAGGATCATATGACACTACTTGGATTTATGTTGATGAAGACGGAATTGTTCAACAACAAAACGGTGCATTTACTGATGAAAATTATAAACAGTATATAATACTTGGAGCACTCGTTCATCCAAATAGGACAACGATAGCATTTGTTTCAAATCTTCCTACCGTTGTATATAATACATTAAATCAGTATGATGAATTTATAAGAAAACTTGGTCCAGCAAAAATATCTGGTCACAGAATTTCTGCAAATGGTTCAAATCTTTTACTTGATAGAAGTTCTGGAGTTTCTTATATTATAGGCGGAAATTACGTTACAGATTCTTCTCATCCAAATGTTGTTAGTGATGCAGGGACTACTGCTGCAACAATTTATAGAATGTATTCTGACGGTGCTGGTGGCTACACGACTGTGTCAAATACAGCAATTGATCCAAATTCATATGATAATGATTCTGGAACTTTGCAATCTGTGAGTTCTTCAGAATGGACAATACAGAGAGTTTATTATTTTCCAAAGAAAACAAACACACTTGCGATATATTATGGAAAAGTAAAATACAATTCTCTTGCAGAGGCCCTATCTGGAGTTGCAAATGAAGTGTGGACTGAATCTAATAACACAAAAGACAAAACTATATTTTGCGCGTATCTTATAGTTAAAGGAAACGCTTCTCAGCTAAACAACAGTTCAGATGCAAAAATAATTCAAGGAAGTATATTTAGAGAAATCGTTTCATCTGGTAGTGGTGGTGGCGGTGCCGTAGAGTACATATCAGATCTTCTTGATGTTCAAACTTCTGCTCCAGTTATTGGAGAAGCTCTTATTTGGAACGGTTCAAATTGGGTAAATCAGCGTGCTATAACTTATATATCAGAGCTTGACGATGTGCAAACATCGTCTCCTACAAATGGACAGTTTCTTGTATGGAACGGTTCTAATTGGACAAATCAATCTCTCACCGGAAAAATATCTTATGTATCATCTCCCACTGCTCCAAGTACTACTTTATACAACGCAGGAGATAGATGGTATAATACAACTACTGGTATTGAATATACATTAATAGATGATGGCAGTGATCTTTTTTGGGTCAATATATATTTGAGTCCAAATGAAGACTACATTATGAGTGAACTCACTACTTTTATGAAGTACGTCAGTTCTAGTTCTACTCCAAGCGTTGCTTCTTATAAGGCTGGAGACAAATGGTTTAATACTTCTACCGGTGTTGAATATACGCTTGTAGATGATGGTAGTGACAAGCAGTGGGTAAACTTAAATACAAATTTTATTGCACACGTTCATCCGATCTATGAGATTACTTTTCCAACATCAACAGTTGCTTCATCTACATACTCCGTTCAAGATACAGATTATTATGTTGGAGTAAATTACGCTGGAATTGTGACTATAACACTTCCATCAGGATCTGCTGGTAAAATATTTGTAATCAAAGATGAATCTGGAAATGCAAGTTATTTAAATCGTTACATAAAAATACAAGGATCTGGTGGTCAATTAGTAGACGGAAGTGCGTATGCTATTCTTAATATTAATTATGGATCTTTAACTTTGATTTATAGAAATGGCTGGAGAATCATATGAGTTTTTTATTCAACAATAGAGTTAGTTTTAATGGAGATGCAGTTGATGGATTTGGTAGATTAAAAGTCAGCCAGCCTTTTACTTTATTCGATTCTCAACATCGTTATCAGGAAAATGATAAATGGAACACTTTTACTACTACTGGAGGTTCTACTTTATTTAAGTTAAATGAAAGTGCTTTAGATCTTATTGTGAATACAGTTTCAGGAGCAAAAGTCTATAGAGAAACAAACAGAGTTTTTCCATATCAACCTGGAAAGTCATTACTTGTTCTTAGCACATTTGTTCTGGCGAGTGGTCAATCAAATTTGCGTCAAAGAGTTGGTTATTTTGGAACACAAAATGGTGTATATTTAGAACAATATAATGGAATCAATTATCTTGTTCTTAGAACTTATGTAAGTGGGGCAGTTGATGACTCAACGTACAAAATTGCTCAAGCTGACTGGAATGGTGATAAATTTGATGGTAGTGGACCTAGTGGTAGAACTATAGATTTTACAAAAGCAAACATACTTTGGTGTGATATTGAATGGCTTGGTGTCGGTGATGTTCGTTGTGGTTTTTACGTAGATGGTAGACCAGTAATAGCTCACACTTTTCATAATGACAATCAAAATACAACTACATACATGACCACTGCTTCTCTTCCACTTAGAATGGAAATTGAGAATTTAGGTCCCACTTCAGTTTCTTCTACTGCAAAACAAATCTGCAATAGTGTAATGTCTGAGGCAGGATTTGAGGGATTTGCTCGTCGCTATAATGTAAGTAAGAGTGGTTCTACATTTACAACTTTGACATCTGCCGGATATCAGTATCCTGCCATATCTTTGAGGATGAATTCTAGCAGACTCGATTCTGTTATTATTCCTTCTAATATAAGTGCTGTGCTTGATGAACAAGCTTCTAATAAGCCTGATGTGGTTCAATATAGAATATTATTAAATGCAACAATTTCTGGAGGTAGTTGGACAACTCACTATAATGGAAATGTTGACTACAATATAACGGCGTCATCTGTTACTGGAGGAACTGATATTATTGGAGGTTATATTAGTAGTAGTGGATCTTTAGATATTTCTCAAATTAATGATTTTAATTTTCAGCTTGGCAGAACTATGACAGGAGGAAGTGATACGTTTACTTTAACATTTACTGCAGTTAATTCTGGTGCTCAAATTTTATCAGATATGTCTTGGTTTGAAATAATTTAAAAATAGGATTTTGATATATTTTATTATAATTATTAATTAATATGCCAACAATCAATTTTCCAACATCGCCGTATTCTGGACAATCTTATAATTTTAATGGCAGAACTTGGTACTGGAATGGTTACGCCTGGGATGTTTCTACATCAACTTCTGGTGGCGGAAGTGGCACTGCTGTTCAGTATCTTGACCAATTGGCTGATGTGACAATATATGATCCTTATGTTGGTCAGGCGCTTATATTCAATGGTAATGAGTGGGTCAATGATTATGTGGATGTTCCTGCGGATGCTGTTTGGGAGAATGCCGCCACTACAACGGCCACTGATATTAATGGAGTTCCAGCTGGTACTTCGTTAGCTGGATTAACCCCCATTCAAGTGCTAGAAGAAATATTATACGCATATCAGCCTGTGACTTTAAGTGCTTTCTCTATTGGATTGTCATCTACTTTTGAAATCGGGCAAACTGCTGGTGGTGGATCTGCAACTGCAACTTGGTCTGCAACAAATAGTTCAAATATTGTTGCAAATGGAATGAGTATCACCTATTCAGGAGTTTCTTCAGGTACTCTTGTTACTGGGCAACCGTATTCGGCTGGATCAGGATTATCAATAGCTCATCCTTCATATTCTAGCTCAACAGTTGGTGCTACTTTAACCTTTACTCTTAATGCAGATCAGGAGCAGGGTGCTGATGCCACGCGCACAACATCTTCTAGATGGTGGAGTAGAATGCACTACGGAAAATCAACAAACGCATCGCTAACCACATTTATGGGTGGCACTTTATCTGGCGGTAGTAATTCTTTAATATCAAGCGCTTCTTTCCCGTCTTCATCTTTGAGTTTCAGTGCTGTTAATGGTTACGTTTATATTTTTGTTCATAATAATTATTCTATTACTTCATTTGCAATTGGTGCTACTGATGTTTCAAGTACATTTTCCATGGTTGGTACTCAAAGTATTACAAATGCCTACGGTGCAACAGCAACCTATAAGGTGTATAGATCAAACAATCAATTAAACGGAGATTTTACGCTAAGCGTATCATAAAAGTATGCCAATATCAGGAACGGTTACAGTATCTGGAGTTGTTGCTCCGACTTCAACGTCGGATACTTATCCTGTTACAGACCCCAAATACGGTCTTGGTGGATTGCGAAGTATCACTGGAGGGGCTGGAGACGCCCTTACTGACATTCCATCAGCAAGACGTGAAGAAGGCATGATGGTATATGTTTCTAATACAAGTAAATATTATAAATTGGTTGGCGGCATAGCTGACGTGAACTGGACTGAATTTGTTCTTTTGCCCGTAGACGCTCACGGTAATGTGTACATTAATGGAAACTTAAAAGTTTCAGGATGGATCGAAACTGATACAGGAATACAGGGTAATCCCTATGATGCACCAGAATATCTCCAAGATATGAACCTGGATGGAGGAACTTATTCTTAAGTTCTGTATTAAATAAAACGTTTTACCATATAATAAGAGGAAATTTTTAAATGGCAACAAACCCAACAATTCAATTTAAGAGAAAAACAAGTGCAGCAGGGGCTCCTGCATCTCTCAGTGCAGGTGAACCAGCATTCAATACTGTTGAAAATTTCCTATATGTTGGTAATGGCTCTGCAGTTAAGTGGGTTGGTGCCGAGATTCTTGACCACACAACGACTGCATTTACAAGTACGACAAGTCTTGCTACTCGTAAGGCAATTGGTGATATTTTTGCTCCATTAAGAAGTCCAGTTTTTACTGGAACAATTACAGGAAATAATGTAGTTCTTGCTGGAGATATAGCTGTTAATGGTGGTGACATCACTTCTACTTCCAGTACATTTAATTTGTTAGCAAGTAAAACTGATGGCTTTACTCTTAATATTGGTCCTAATACTGGATTTAGTAATACTACCACAATAAATATAGGAGCTACTTCTGTTGATGGAGCAACTACTGACATCAATATTGGCCATGGTTACTCAGGTACAAGAAACGGGAATATTACTATTAGTAGTAAAGCAGTTACCATTGGCGCTGGTGCAGGTATAACTATTGACACTTCCTCTATTGGCACTGATACAGCTACTACATTTAATTTACTAAATTCTACAGTTACAAATGCAAATATATTTGGTGCTGCTGCTACTTTTGTAGTTGGAGCAAGCGGATCTGGAACCGCCAGTATACGAAACGCTACAACTAGATTTGGTGGAACTTCTGGTGGTGCAACTATTGCAACACAAACAACAAGCGGATTAAATCATCTTAGTATTATTCCTTCAGGAAACTTAAGACTTTCAGCAACACGTTCAGATCTTTCTGGTCTTGGTACTCAGGGCACTATTACGATAGTGAACGGAAGCGGTGGAACTGCAACAAGTGTCAGTGGAGCCCCGCTTTTGCTTGGCGATTATGCTGATTCATTTGGTAATCCTCAGCCTGGTGAACTTAGAATACTAGAATCAGGTGGTTCTAATTATACTGGATTTAAAGCTCAGGCAATGAGTTCTGATTATATCTATACTCTGCCTTCCGCATTCCCTGGATCTTCTGGTTATGTGCTACAATCTGATACTTCAGGCAATATGTCATGGGCAGCTCCTGCTTCATCTGCAAGCGTAGGGGTTACTGCAACAAGTGCAAGCACAAATTATAAAATGATATTTACAGATGTTAATGCTTCAAATACATCTGCATCATTGTTCATTGATACAACTTCTGGCATAGTATTTAATCCTTCTGCTAATAATCTTACTGTTGCTGGAAGTGTTTATGCAAATGCAAGCTTGTATCTAGGTGCAACATCTACTGGGCTCAATAAAATATATATTCCAGAAACTGATCCAACTGGTGGGTTTGCAATTAATGAATTAGCAAATGATATTGATCATATTTACATAGAAAAACAATTTCCAGGAGCAGCTGGTCCATTTAATAATGTTTATTATATGAAAGTCGGAGATGCTACAACGTATGGAGGCTACGATGCTTTCCCTGTTGGTCAGCCTATTAATGTAACAGACTATGAGAGCAATGTTTCGTCGTTTGTCAATATAGGCGCTGGTGGATATCTCGCAGCAACCAATACGGGATATTCTTATTACAAAACTATAAACATTGGTCCAGATACAGGAACTGGCAAGACAACATACATTAATCTTGGAGCCGTCAATGGCACATCATCCAACTTGACCACAGTTTATGGTGCCATGTCTGTTACTGGCAATATTTCAACCAATCAAAATCTTGTTGTCAATGGTGGTACTGTAACCAGTACTGCAACTACATTTAATCTTTTAAACACAACAGTCACAAATGCAAATGTTCTTGGAGACTTAAGAACATTGTCAATAGGCAATAATACGACTACTGGTCAAGTCGTGAATATGTTTACTAATGCAGCTGGTACGTCTACTTATAATTTTGCTACAGGTAATACTGCTAATGGTTCTACAAAAACTATAAATATCGGACAAAATAGTGGAGCTGGAGTAACAAATGTAAATATTGGTGGTGGCTTAAACGGTAAAACATTGATTGAATCTTCTATTATAGATCTAAATTCTGCAACTATTTCAAGTAACGCAACTGTTTTAAGTCTTTTTGCTACAAATCTTACAGTTCAAGCTTTTCATAATGCTCAAACTCTTTCATTAGGTGCCACTACAGGAAACGCAACTATTAGAAATGCTAACACAAACATTAATGGGACTCTGACCGTTACAGGTGCTACAGTGATTCAAGGAGCGCTTACGCTAAACAGCTCTCTTACTGTAACCGGGGCTACAACTTTTCAGGGTGCTCTTTCTACAAACAGTACTCTTTCAGTTACAAGTAATGCAACGTTTGGGTCTAATATCATAGTAAATGGTGGTAATATACAAACCACTTCTTCTACGTTTAATCTAGTTACCAATACTGCATCTGTAATTAATATTGGAACTACATCAGGTAGTTCTATAAATATAGGAAATGGTGGATCTACAACTCAATTTAATGGTAATATAGAAATTAAAGGCGCTTCTGATACTTCTACTGTTGGAGCTGGTTCTTCTACAAACGTTAATTTGTTTAATACTACAGTAACTGGTTTGAATATCGGAGCTTCTGCAAATATTATCAATATAGGATCTTCAAATAGTACAACCTATTTTGCAGGTGGAGTAGATATTGCAAGTGCTAAATCATTTATGGTCAATGGCACAGCAGTTCTTAGCTCTTCCAGTTTAGGAACAACAGTTACGAATTCTAGCTTAACGAGAATAGACAGTTCCAATCTTACTCTAACTGGAGACCTTGCTGTAAATGGCGGAGACGTAACATCTACGGCCACTACTTTCAATCTTCTGAATTCTACAGTTACTGGTCTTAATATTGGTGGTGGTGCTAATACAGTTAATATAGGATCTACAACTGCTGTTATTAATCTTGGTACTGGCACCAACGGCGCTACAGTTAACGTTAAGGGTAACCTTGTTGTTGATGGCTCAACCACTACAGTAAATTCCACTACTGTCACCATTGATGATTTGAATATCGTTCTTGCAGATGGTCAGACAACTGCTGCAGGTGTCGATGGTGCAGGTATAAGTCTTGGTACTTCTGGAATCACATGGAATTATGTACACGGTGGTGGTACTTTTGCCAACTGGACATCAACTGAAAATCTTGATTTAACAACTGGTAAGTCTTACAAGATTGGTAATCAATCAGTACTTTCTTCATCAACCCTTGGTCCATCAGTAGTCACTTCTTCGCTTACTCAGGTTGGTACGATTGCCACTGGTACATGGAGAGGTTCTGTTATAGCTGCCAACTGGGGTGGTACAGGATTTGGAACATATACTGTTGGTCAGCTTCTGTATGCTGACACTACAACAAGCTTGGCAAAATTGACAGCTGCTGCAACTCCTGGATCTCTTCTTGCAAGCAATGGTGCAGGTGTTGCTCCAGAATATAAATTTATATCTCTTACAAACGGAACTGTTACGTCTTCTTCTGGAACTCTTACACTGGCTATACAAAATGCTGCTGCAGACGGTTCTACTAAGGGTCTTGCTTCGTTTAACTCAACTCAGTTTGACGATTCATCTGGCTTGATTACTCTTGATACAATTGATGGTGGAACTTACGCTTAATACAAATTAATTAAGATAATAAAAAGGGCGATGTTAATATCGCCCTTTTTATTATAATTCCGATAAATTTTTGGAGGTTTTATGGAAGAAAAATTAGCTTTTTATGAAAATTATTACATTCCCTTATTAAAGAAGAGACTGTCAGATATGAGTGCTTCTTTTCCAGAAGCGGAGGCAGCTTTGGTGTTTTTTAAAGAAAAATGTTCTAAACTGGAATCAGAAAATAAGCTTTTAAAAGATCATTTAAATAGTATTTCTTCTCCAAATAATTCTGATTACAAGTAGGAGATATGAATGGAAGAAATTTTTAAATTTTATGAATCTAATCTAATACCTTATTTTAAAAGTAAACACGCTGATTTGGTTTTAAGGGTTGCAGAGCTAGAAGCTCTTGCTTTGTTTCAAGAATCAAAAATAAAAAATCTTGAAGAAAAAATAAAACAAATGGAAAATGGTGCTTTTTTAAGTAATCAAGATACAGCTATCAATGCAGTAGCTAATGGTAAAAAATCAAAAAAGCAAAAATATTGAGTTTTATAAATGGCAACAAATCCCACGATTAAACCTAGACGAGGTACATCAGCGCCTGGCGTTGGAGCTATTAATCAAAATGAATTAGCAGTTGATACAACTAATAAAAGAATTTATATTGGTGCAGCTGATGGATCTGGTACTTTAATTGGTTCTGCTCCTGGTGGTTCAAGTACTCAGGTCCAATTTAATGATGGAGGTAACGCAGGCGGCAGTGCTGGTTTAATTTTTAGTAAGACTTCTTTTGATCTTACTATTGGCGGAGATTTGGCAGTCAATGGTGGAGACATTACAAGTACTGCTACTACATTTAATTTATTAAATACTACAGTTACGAATGCAAATATTCTTGGGGCAGCTGATACGATTGTGATAGGTTCAGCGAATGGAACGCTGACTATTAGAAATGCTGGTACTAGAGTTAATGGGACTCTTACGGTTACTGGTGCTGGAGTCATTCAAGGTGCTTTTTCTGCAAATAGTACTTTAACAGTTACTGGTGCTTCCACGTTCCAGAGTGCAGTCATTGCCAACGGCGGAACAATTACAAGTTCTTCTACTACATTCAATCTACTAAATACAACAGTTACTAATGCCAATGTTCTTGGAGCAGCTGACACAATCATTATTGGATCATCTCTTGGCAGTGCCACTATAAGAAATGCAAACACCGCTATTAATGGAACGCTTTCAGTTACAGGAAATTCTACATTTGTTGGCGACATTTCTGTAAATGGAGGTGACATAAATAGTACAGGAGCATTGACTATTACTGCTGGTGGTAGCAATACGAATATCAATCTTGTACCTAATGGTTCTGGAACTGTTGATGTTGCCTCAAAAAGAATAACAAATCTTTTTACTCCATCATCAGATGCTGACGCTGCAACAAAAAAATATGTTGATGATATTGCTCAAGGCTTGCATATTCACTCAACTGTTAGAGCTACTACTACCTCTAAGCTATCAACTCTTGCTGGTGTTGCTGTAACCTATACATCTGCAACTCAGGCAATTACTTGGTCTGGTGGCACTGCGCTCACAAGTACATTTACTGATGGAATCGCCTTTACTGTTTCTTCAACTGAATCAAATGCTGATAGAATTCTGGTAAAAAATGAAGGTGATGCTGGAGGTCTTGGTGCTGCCTACAATGGTACTTATTATTGCTATGGCGCTAGAGAATTGCGCAGAACTTCTGATGGTAATACAGCAGCAGAATTTGTTGGTGGAGACTTTTGTTTCGTTTTAGAAGGAACTTTGTATAATGGTAGTGGGTGGGTTCAAACTGAAAAAGTAATAACCTTAGATACTACAAGTATATTGTGGGAGCAATTTTCTGGAGCTGGAACTTATACAGCTGACGAAGTTACTCTTACAAGATCTGGCACTCAATTTAGTATTAAAAATACTTATGTTGGCCAAACTAGTATAAATACTGTTGGCACTATATCCACTGGTACTTGGAGTGGCTCTGCAATAACTATTGGCTATGGAGGAACTGGAGTAACTACTTATACTGCCGGAGACATCCTGTATTATGTGTCTGGTACTGCTTTGTCAAAACTTCCAATTGGGTCAAACACTACAATACTTGAATCTACTGGTTCTGCGCCGTCTTGGGTGGCTAGCAGTGGTAATGGTGGAGTTGTCCGCACTATTAGTGCTACACTTACTGGTGTTACTCTGGTTAATCCAATATTAACA